CAAGTTCTTCTAATACATTAACTTTAAGTTACCCTTCTAACTCACAAGGTGTAAGTCTTGGTAACTCAGCTTCTTTTGCAATAGCTATAAATCAAAATGGAACTATTTTTACTTTTGTAGAATCAATTAAATATTAGGTGATACATGGCAATACCATTAATATCAAATGTAGGATTTACTGAAGTAAGTTCATCAGGTGTTTTAAATGATAAGGCTGGTACTGCAAAAAGCAAATTGCCTGTTCAATTATTTAAGCTGTCTGGGGCTATTACAGGTAATTTACAAATGAATAATGATGCAGCACATAAGAAAATAATACTTGATACAAATGGTAATAACATAACAAACTCTAGCGGATCACCTCTTACGACTAACTCTAGTACAACACTTGAGCTAAAAGGCAGTGGTAATGTGCAATCTACCCTCAAGACATTTACGTCTAGTGGAAGTAGCAATACTACAATCAGTGAAGCCGATAACTCTACCGTTGCTGTACAAACAGACACTCACGAGTTTGACACGGCATTAGTTGATGATAATAGAAATGCAGGTAGTGGAGTAACGTTTGGAGATGGACTTAGTACTTTTAGAAGACCTCAAGAATCAGGTAATAATCAGGGATTGGTTAATGAAACATATAATACAACAAATTATGCAACTTTATTTGGTGGGCCGTCTTTAGCTAATGCAAATAGAAGTGATTTTGGCATGTCTTTTACTCATGCTTTTTTAGAAGATGGCTTACCTATA